GTCGTATGTGACCGTGCTGCTTTCAGAGCCGGTCGCAAGGCTGTTCGCAACGGTCGAAAGGATGTTGCTCGAACGAGCACTCGGAGTCGCCCACTTTGCTGTAGCCATTTATGCAATCCCTCCACGTGCCAGACCAACCGTCCGGGCGTTGACCACCGTATCATTCGCCTCAGCCCACGAGGGATAGCGCTCTCGCTTCGACAGCGCGAACAGTTCGTCACGCTGCAACGGCGTGATAGCACCTTGCACAGTCATCTGTTCAAGAACATTGCGAGTGGACTGCTTAGCAATATCCAGCTTTCCAGATTTAAGAATATCCATACCCCACCTAATAACAGGCTCTGTAGAGGCAGCCAAAGCATCTAGAAGGGCCGCACCGTCTACAGGACCAAGCGTGTCAAGAACAGTGCCTGGGCCTGCGTTAGTTTCAACCCAAGACACAATAATTGCTTGAGTTGTGTCTGGTTGGTTCAAAATATCAGCAGCTTCCCAATCTGGGAGATTTACAACATCAGGCTCTTGAAGCCTCTCTTGTAGAGTTTGTGTCATGTTATTGTTTATACAGAAGTAGCGTCACGGATAGCAATGTTAATTGCATCCAGGGTAAAAGTATTACCACTTGTGACTGCCTGTGAGCTGGTCAAGGAACCAGTGGCAATCAAAGTGGAAGTTGAAGTTTTGGTAATTGCCCAATGGCTGGCAGTGCCAGTGCCGCTTACGGTGCCATCAGTAATGGCCGACACAACCACTTTACGCCCATCAGGGGTGTGGTTAGTCGGAGAACCAACAGTGATGGAAGTTTTATTACCAAGCGTGTTGGTCGAAGTTGCTTGAGTATAAGTAGTAGGTTCACTGCTACAGATATCAAGACGATTAGCGTTAGTCGTAACGTAAGAAAGACCAGAGTCATACACATCATCAATTAGAAAGGGCATTTTTTTGTTTATCCTATGTCAGATTCAACAGTTACTGAATAACTTTGCATTTCGTTATTGATTACAATTAGTTTAACCGAATCAGTAAACGAAGGCAAGTAAACAGTTGCATTAGATCCAGTATTAACACCAAACAAGTTATGTCCGGTTATTAAATCGCTAATTTGAATATAGTAAGGGGTAGAAGTAATCGATGTAAACTTAACGGGTGGGATAGTTGTTCCACCTGAAGTGCTTACGTAGTTAGTTACTTCACCCTTACCAGTCAACCCCTCCGGGAACTCTATGCTGTATTCTTCACCATTGGTGAGCAAAAATACAATCTGCCCATCAGCAGCTTCATAGACTTCCTGAACCCCCACACCATCATCACCAGGTGCTCCTTTGGGGCCCTCAGAGCCCCGTAGACCCTGTTCACCCTGGGGGCCCTGTGGTCCCCTATCGCCTTTGGGTCCTTTAGGCCCCTGAAGCCCTTGGGGGCCTTGTGGACCCTTAGGGCCAACGACCGTGGAGACTGCTGCTATCTTTGCGTCTAGCTTGTCATAAAGAGCAGCTAATTTAAGATCAATAGAAGCCACGATTTTAGGACAGACGTTCCATCAACATCTGTTCAGCTTGTTCTTCTTTTTGCTTTTGTGCTTTTTGGTTGTCTACTGATTTTTCCTTGATTTCAAGATCTTTTTGCTTCAGGCGTAGATCGGCAATTTTAAGACGACGTTCAAACTCTTTGTCGTCTTGGGCACCGACCTGCATGTTCTTAGAAGCAACGTCAAGCTTTTTAAGTTCAAGTTCAGCAGGCACTGCTTGTGCTTCCACTTGGAGCTTCTGCGCACGGGCGCTGGACTCTTGTGCTTGAGTCTGAAGAACCTGAGTTTGTGCTTGTTGAAAGGCAAGTTGTGCCTGTTGAATCTGCATTTGAGCTTGTTGTGCTTCAGGGTTGGGCTGTGCAGCTTGTTCAATGGCTGCAATAAGCTCCTCACGGTTCGCCAGGTTCATGTTGTCCACGATAGAACGAACAAGGATGGGATACATAGGCGAATCAGGAGGCATGGTCTGGAGCAGTTGGGTAAGCTGAGTCACTTCGTACTCACGGGCAATAATACCAAGTGAGCTGGTGGCTACAAACTTATAATCAGATACAGGATAAGACTCAGGGTCAAACTGCATATAGCGCCATGCAGCTTTTTCAACAAAGGGGATCAGGAAGGACTGCTGGAAGTTGATCAGGGTCCGCTTATGCCGCTTGATGATAGCACCAAGAGACATACTAATACCAGCAGCAGTAGCTTCACCATTAACTTGTCCAGCGATTCCAGCAGAGTCCACCGCTCCTGTAGCTTGCTGAACCATCTGCTGAAGGGCTTGAGCTTGGGCAAAAGTAATTTGGTTAACTTGTCCAAAATTGAAAGGATGTAGTATTTCACGGGGGTCTCCATTGGTGAGCAAGATTTTACCGGGACGAATCTCAGGCTTGGCACCCCTAGGGAGCCTGGTGGCGTCCATAGCCATCATCGGGTGTACGGTCAGGCCAAGGGCGTCGATACGAGCCCTAAGTTCAGTATCAAGAGCCTTTTGTGAGTTATAGCCCTTTTCACAAACACCACGACCCCAGAAGCGACCAGGAACAATGTCCCAAGGGAAAGCAATTACAGGACGGTCGTTCATCATGTACGGATTGCGTTCTGCTTTTAGAAGAACACCATCATTAGCAATCACTACGATTGCTTCTACGTACATGCTGTTTTCATCCTCACCACCAAGATCTTCGTACTCCTCAGCTTCTTCAAGAAGCTTACGGGGCACAAGGCCGAAATACTTGGTCAGGCGGATCTTGTCGTCACTATAGATAGTTAGATCTTGGTCAGGCTCGATATTGGTGTCAGGGCTTGCGTCTGCAATATAAACATCAGCGTATACCCCTTGTTCTTGCAAGAGTTCTACCTGATGTCTCGATACAAATTCATCAATAGCACACCCAAGGGCTTCTTCAATAGAAGTAGCAATAGGGTCAATAAGGAAGTTTTGAGGCATAACTGGGCGAAGTTTGACCACAGTCCGATCTTTGATCGTAACACCCACCGCCTGAAGCTGACCGTCCATTAGGGGTTGTGTTGCAGGGGCCATTTCTTTTTCTTCTGAGATGGTAACTTCTGCAACACCAACACCAAACACAGCAGCATTGATCAAACACTCTGCTACTGACTTACGGACACGGGTTTTTTCAAAATCTTCAGTAAGTTTATTTCGAAGATACTGAATATCAGCCCTCTCGGGATCATTCATGTCGTCTTTGATGTCAAACCACTTACCACGACCAAAGGTAGCTTCTTCTAGTTCAGCCACATTAGACTCTACAGCCTGCTGAAGGGCTGGTGCGATGATCTTAGAACGCTCTGAGAGGCGTTCTACGTCTTCTTGAGACCAAATACCACGCCAGAGGCGATAATACTCCTCATGCTTCTCTTGGTAGTTGCTTTCGTAGTGGTCACGCCACTGGCGGCACTTATCAACAACCCAAGAAGCGAGATCTTGCTCTTAATATCCTGCTACTCGGTCAAATTCTTCCCATTCATCCACTTCAAAATCATAAGTATAACACACTTTTGCTAATTGATCAATATACGCAAGGGCGTCAATAAGGTCATCGTGTGTCAGAGCAGACGGGAATTGCATAAGTTGATCCATGAATTTGATATTCCAATCACCTTCATTCAGAACAATACGTTCATGTTCAAATCTACCTTGAAGGGCATGAACTACACGGGTGGTTTTATTGGTGTTCCCGTGGCTTAGTTCTTCAATTCTGAAAAAAAGATTGTGTTTTTTCATCATGTCCAGCAAAGGAGACATGATGGCTTGCCTTGCAATACCCTTTTCGATACCTACAGCAACAGGTTTGTACCTTTGGACTGCCCAAAAGATGTTTCTGACAGTTTCGTCAAAGGACCAACGACCATATTTGATGTCTCTAACCCACCATTCACCATCGTCAGTGACTTTGACAATAGCCATTGCTGAGTCATCAAGGCGTTTTTTCTTGGCTTTACCTTCTTGTTCAAAGCCTGCAAGGTCAATTGCGATGTAGTAATCACCTTGTTCAGGTTCTTCTTGTGAAAACTGAAGCCATTCTTCTTTGAACAGTTCAGATTCTTTAGCATTAAAAGAAGCCATGAACTCTTGGTTAAAAATATGCGTTGACATTGACTTCTTTGCATTGTCAATTTCATTCTTGTCAAGCATTTCATTGTCGTAGCTGGTGAAGTGATAAGCAGCCCACTCAGGGTCATCAGACTTCTCAGCGTACACAAAGAGTTCATAAAACCAATTGCGCCCTTCAGGGGTGCCGATAAACACAGCTTTACCCTTTTGGTCAGCCAGTGCTGGTCGAATGATTTCTTCCCATACTGAAGGCTTCATAAAAGCAGCTTCATCGAGGACTGCTAGCTTAAGAGAAGCACCCCGCATGGTTTCAGGGCGGTCAGAACCTTTAAGAGAGATAACAGCCCCGTTGATCAAAGTGATCTGAAGGTTGTTTACATGAGAGGATTTGATAACCGGCCTGGCAAGGTCATGTAGCAAGGACCACATGATGTCCCTGGCGTTACCTTGAGTAAGGCCTATGTACCAGACGTCTCCTGCTCCTGAATCAAGAGCAGACACAATCATTCTCCAAGCAGCATACCTAGACTTACCGCACCGTCTGCCAGCAGCAATTACTTGGAAGCGTTCATTGTTCTTCCAAACTGTTTGCTGCCACTTAAGGAGCTTTACATTAAGTTCAGTCATTAGAAAACAAAGTTAGATGTCCGGTGTGGGAATAGATCAAATGAAACAATAGCAGTAAAAGAGCTACCTGCTTCAGGGGTTACACTGATGTAGTCCCCTTCAGTCATCAAAAGAAACTCGCCAGGAGGACCACCAAACTTTAAGGTTTCTCCGGCACTGACTGATTTGGAGCCTTGGAAGCTGATTGAAGTTGCACCTTCATGCCAGGTGCCACTGACGGTCTTTGAGGAGCCACCTACATTGGCTATAAGAAGCAGGGTTACTTTTGCATGGTAACCTGTGGGCACAGTAAACAGGGTGTTAGATGTGCCTGCTGTTAGGTTCTTGCCTATGGAGTATTCCATTAGCAGTCGCCTTTACGAATACAGTCAGCAATATACTCTAGGCGTTTTACAACACCATCTTTGGTTTCTTTAAGGAGCCTTTCTCTGTACTCTTTGTTGTTCAAAAACTCATCAGCAGCTTCTTGGTACTTGCCAAGGTTGAATAGCTGTCTGGTCTTTTTAGAGAGCTGCCAGTCGCCCCTGTAGGTTGCTGACACAATAGCAGCCTTGAGTTCTTCTGACAAAGAATCAAAGTTAGGGGTTAGATCTTTTGCTTTTTGTAGAAAGATATTAAACACATCAGGAAAGGGCATATTGAAGTATTCCTTGGTTTGACCTACACCTGTGGTTAACACACCCTTGTCGTCAGTATAGACACCTTCACAAAACCCTTCATGGTGGATTAAAAGCTCATGGGCTTTTGTTAACACACAATCAGGATACAGTTCTTTAACTTTCTTTACGGCTTTATCACCGTAATAAAACCTACTACTACTCATCTTGGTGTTCTTCTTGATAAGAGGAATACTCTATATCTTCAAGTACATCGTCTGAATGTTCTTCTTGTGTTGTTGAGGTGACAAGTCCTGAGATGTTGATGGTGATTGCTGACTTTCCACCATTCTTTTGTACTTCCTGCTCAAATGCAGTAACAGGAAGCATTCTATCCATAAGTAGTTTCCAGGCGGCTGCTTGGTTCTTGTGGTCATCGTTAAGTGCTGCATTAAAAATAGAGTCAAGCACCTTCTGAGACTTAGGAGAATTTAACATCCTCCTCTTGTACTCATTAATGATTGAAGCTTCTCCTTTAGGTCTCCCTACAGGATTTTTCTTTTCTAAAAGAGCTTTAGGTGGTCGCCCTTTTCTTTTTAACACAACATCTTTGTTAGGGGTACTAGGGGTTGTCAATTAATTGGTCCATAGTATTCTTAGTAAAGACTTCTTTAAGTGTCTTTAAGTGTCTTTAAGTATTCTTTATTAGTATTCTATTATGTATTACTTAATAGTTACTACTAAAGATTCTACTTTAAGTGTCTTTAAGTGTCTTATATATGTCTTAATTTTAGCATATTTCTAAGGAGAAGTAAACACCCCATAGGTGTAATTAAGCTAATTTTTGTTAGTTTCCCGATCGGGAAATATTGATTCTGTTTGTGGCTGTTGTGGCTTGTTATTTACCGAACGGGAAACTTAAGGGGTCTTTTCTAAATTAGCTTTTTGTAACCTTGAGTGGCTACTACTATAAATTCACTGACCATTCCCCCCTCCCGCCCCCCTCGATTCTCAGGGCACGCTGGGAGCCCATGGGAGCGCTTGGAGCCCATGGGAGCCTGTGGTGGCGATATGACCACATATGCAATTGTATATATGGTGCCAGGCCTGTGCCTTGGGTGGCGACTGGGGCGTCCGCCCGCCAGTACTCGTTAAGGTGGCGCGTCGCGCGGATAGATGATACAAATCCTCGGTACATAGGGTCCACACATCAAGTATTTGTATCAATGGCAAAGCCCCGAACGCAGCGCGAGCTCGCCCAAACCCTGCGATTGGCGTCGCAGTCTCGCTTGGGTCCGCAGCCTGTGGTGGCCTAGGGTGGCGACTGGGGCGTGAGGGGCAAAGCAGGACCCCTCAAGGCCACTCAAGGCTACATCAGCCCCCTCAAGGCTCCATTAGAACCCACCAAGCAAATCCACCACTAGAGCGCCAGCGTCTGCTCTGAAGGTTAGACCAGCACGCACTAGACCATCAATAACCTGTAAGAATTGTTCCATCGTCTGGCATCGAATCTGTTGCATCTCATGTGCTCCATTGGTTGACTGCCTTGGCATCATGGGGCAATAGCACTACCCGCGTCAATTGAATCATTCTCACGTTCACATGAAAACACTTCAAGCAAATAGTGGTTGACACTATGGGGCATCATGGGGCAATATGCATCCGTGGTCACAAAGATGAACTAAGCAAAGAGGAACACAAAATGCACGACCAGATTCCTGCGATAGTAAAAGAAGCACGAGAAGCCGCACACAGAGCAGCATCTAAATATTTCAACGATGTTCTAGGTGGACGGGATGCGCTACTGTGCGGGTTTGCCTACGTGTACATATGCGACATCAAAGGCAACACGAAAGTAGGCAAAGCACTAGCAGCGGAGGGGATCAAGAAAGGCTACAGCGGTGCCTTTGAGATGTACCACCCCTCAGGCTTCCCATGCCAAAACATTGACACACTGGAAGCGGGCGCAGAAGCAGCGGCAGAAGTATTCAGAAAGCACGGTCTGAATGCATACGCAACGTCCAGACTAGACTAACAGTCTCCACCCTAGAGCCCGCTGAACCACAGCGGGTTCCTGAGTGTAGATTGCACTAGAACCACAAAGAGGAACACAAGTGAACAGAATTCTAGAATTTGCCATACAGTCTGGTTTACCAACTGCGCTCGACTACCATCAAAAACGTTATGAAAAATTTGCCGAGTTAATTGTTCGGGAATGTGCGCAAATTGCTGAACAACGCACGAATACCGACGATTATGATATTGCCAAATTGATAAAAAAACATTTTGGGATCGAGTAAACAAAACAGGAACGGAATAATGAAACTATCAAAGACAAGCAAACTGGGCACATATTCCTGGTCTCTGATCGCACGCGACACGTGCCCGGGATCAATAGATTCACAGGGAGGCTTGGTGCCTGCATGCCGTGGATGCTATGCCGTTGGCGGCAACTACCGCTTCGCAAATGTCAAAAAACCACGGGAACACAACCGTGCTGACTGGCAACGTGACGGCTGGGTTCAGGACATGGTTGAAGCAATTCAGCACGAGCGCTACTTTCGCTGGTTTGACTCTGGCGACATGTACAGCCTCGGGCTGGCAAGAAAGATACTCCAAGTAATGAAGCAAACCCAAGACACGAAGCATTGGTTGCCAACGCGTATGCACAAATTCCCGAAGTTTCACAGTGTGCTGTCTGCCATGGAAGCATTACCTAATGTACGCGTACGTCGTTCCAGTGACTCTGTGACTGGCGACTACGATGCCTTAGTACATGGGTCTGTGATTTATTCACAATCAGCCCCATCAGGCACACATGCGTGCCCAGCGTACCAGCAAGACGGCCAGTGCAAGTCATGCCGAGCGTGTTACTCCAAGGACATCAGCGTGATTGCGTACCAAGCTCATGGGAAAATGATGGCAAAAGTAGTCCGATTGATAGCAGTGGGAGCATGAAATAAAATGACACTAGTAGTAAAATACCCATCCAAAAAAGCATTGAAAGAAAACATTGGCAACCGACTACGCTATATCGAAACAAGCGTATTTGGTCCAGAGTATAAATCTAATGGAATGCTAGTGGTCGCAAACAGACCGCATATAACAGGCACAGGCAGAGAATTCTTTGCACAAGTTCTGATGGAAAACGATTTAATAGTGAAGGTTAAATAAAAAAATGAATAAACCACAATTCACCTTCAAGTTCCAAGATGAACCACAATACGAAACAGACATCGGTCGACCTGAACTAGCACAAAAGCTTAGAGCGTACAGGAAGCATAAAGCTTTCCAATTGCGCAAGGCAGGAACCCACCGCTACTTTGTGCGAATCATTGGCTATGCAGCAATCGGGGAGTTTAACGTTAAATGAAAACAGACTACCAAAAAATCACAAAGCATGTGAGATGCAGCAATCGGGGAGTTTAACGTTAAATGAAAACAGACTACCAAAAAATCACAAAGCATGTGAGACGCAAGTACTACCAGTACTCACCCACATTAGTACACATTACAGGTGGCCAGGTGTACGTGATACTGAATCAGGTTCCCATGAGTAACCATTCACACAAAGTGTATTGTGGGAGCATCCAATCGGTGCTGGATGAGGCACGGTCGAACAAAGCAACACTGAACAAGATTTACCTAATGACAACATGAACATATTCTACCTAGACCAAAACCCAACACTAGCAGCACAGATGCAGTGCGACAAGCATGTGGTCAAGATGTGTCTTGAAACAGCACAAATATTATGCACAGTCAGAGCCCGTTATGGTCTCGATGCACCATACAAACCAACACACAAGAACCACCCGGCGGTACTATGGGCCGGGGATAGCATCGGAAATTACCTTTGGACCTTGACACACTTCAAGGGGTTGCTTTCCGAGTATGAATTCAGGTATAAAAGACAACACAAGTCCGGCACAGTGTGCCTTCAGATAGTCTCCAATCCACCCGAGGGAATCACCAATGTCGAATTCACAGCGCCAGCGAGATGCATGGACGGAGAATCGAGAGCAATATCAACCAACCCGGTCGAGTGTTACAGGCACTACTACAAGACACAAAAGAGTAACATCCTTCAGTACTCTGTTCGGCCTGCGCCGTCCTGGATTGTCTGAGGATATCTTGGCTGTGCTTTCGATTGTGATCATTATGTGTTGTGTCTTTTGGGGTGACCAGATATCAGACTTCATCGACAATGCATGGGTAGAACACGAGCGGCAGGAACTGAAAAATGAAGCAAATAACCTTTAAGTACACTAACAGAGAAGTCGAGAACTTCTGCCTTGAAGTCATGACGAGGACCATTGAACAGCACGTCATCGACTACTGGGCAGGACACAAAATTAGCACAAGCACTCACTCGGATGGTCTGGTACACAGAATTATCATACCAGACCCTGATGGCGACCTTAAGGTTACCATCATCACCCCTGACGTGCTGTGGGAGGCCTGTGTGCGCTTTGTACATCAGCACAGGGACATGATTGATGACTCACCTGTGTGTCAATCAATCATCAGCCTGAAGCCTGAAGTGATGTCAAAGTTTGACATCGACAACCTAATGCAATACACGGCGGGTATATAGCATGAGTACACAATACCAGGAAGAAGATGCGACCTATTACGATGAGCCGCTAGCACATGAAATGATCAAGGATCTGGTCGAGTATGATCTAGAACACACAACCATAAACGAAATAATCGAACTGGCGACAGACCAACTATATTCAAACTACTGGAAGATGCCGTATGAAAACCTTAAAGAAAAATACACTAAGCTATTTGACCGATAAGGAAATATTAGCAGCAGCAAAAGCCGCTAATATTGATTACGCTTTAAAAAAAGAATTGATAAAGTTTGCTTGGCTAATCGTGGAGAAGCAAAATGAATCAGAAGCAAAAGAAGCAAACACCGCCGCCCTGTGATTGTGAATTGTACAAATTCCCACATAGGTATTCCTACAGGTGTGTTGAGTTTGAACAGGAACAAAAAGATGCCGAGAACGAAGAACGATGGTTTAGGCTGTTTGACTTTGACCAAAGAAACCAAACGGTGCGGGGATGGTAAACTTCTATCGAGAAGTTGAACAAAGATTCAAAGATAAACCAAAAGACCAAATAGAGGAAATCTTGTTATTTCTCAAACAATTAGGCCTTGACAAAAATGTGTGTCTTAATTGTTTTACTAACCTAATGGAGCATGGACTAGAATGCAAACGATTGACGTAGAGCAGATCGTCTTAAACAGTCTAAAAGAAGCCCTTGAAACGTGTATCGAAATTGACGACAGACCGCCAGGAACTGCATTTGCATTGCTTCTTACATTGCAGTATTATATGACACATAATGACTTCAAAGAGTATCTTAAAACCAATAAGATACTTAAGAAGATCAATAAGAGTATTTTACTGTGATAGATATAATAAGCTATATAGGATTAGCTATAATAGTTCTTATATTATCTATAATGGCAATATCAGTTGTGTTTACTATTGCTTTAGTAATACTAGGTAAAAGACATACTGATATAGACGATAAATACAATAATTGGTAATTAGCTAATATGAGGTGTAAAGCGTGCGATTCTATCCTTAAGGAGGAAGACACTGTAAGAAAAGATACTAAAGGTGAATATATTGATCTTTGTATTGTGTGTTTTAGAATATCCCAATCGGTACTTGAAGATAAATATATAGATTACCAATTGGATATAAATTTAAGAAAAGAGGGTTTTGAAGATGATTATTGAAGGTGTTGTAGCATTCTCCAATCTGACCAAAGAAGAACTCTACCAAGGTCGTCCTACTGGTAAATACTCTTTGGTTGTTGCTTTGGATGATTCTTCGGTAGAAGCGCTCCAAGAGAAGGGTGTCAAGCTTAAAGTCTACCAAGACAAGACTCAGCGTAAGTTTGTAACCAAGAAGCAAATCCCTGTGATCGATACTTCAGACTCGACCATTGGTGGTGAAATCCCTTGGGGTTCAAAAGTGCGCCTGTCGGTGGCCCTTGGCCCGATCAGCCCCATCCACGGACCATCGACCTACCTTAACGCTGTACGTGTCCTAGAGCTCTCCCAGAACCGCGCTGGTGGCCTTGAGGAAGGCTTTTAGGGTTTGGGACAGGGGGTCGGTAGGGTAGTACCGGGTGGCCTATGAAAACGTCTCATAGGCCTTCCTATGCGGTTTGAGGGGTATATATGACCACTAGTCTCGACCTATACGCCACCAGGCGTGGAGTAAAGCATCCAAGGGCAAAACTTACGGAGGACGATGTGCGCCTGATCAGGGCATTGTCCAAAGAGGGGTTGTCTCAAAGGGCGATTGCCAAGAAGTTTTATGTGTCCAAAAGAGCCATCGAAGCGATTGTGACTGGCACTGGATGGAAGCACATTTGAGCTATAGATATTCTACAAACTGGATGGGTCCAATTAATTATGATTGGATTCAAAAACATGGTGACCACTGGGCAGCAGGTCGTATTGATGTCTATGGTGGCGATGAACCATATCCAGATGAAATTGGTCTTTGGACCATGCATGTAGACGACTGGAATAGATTATCTGAATGGCTAAATGGTTTCCGTACAGAAACACAGTGGAATCTAGATCAGATACTCACGGAATACTATAAAACCAACCCAGAAATACGGTGGTTCAAAGAAGATGACTATCATCCAGAATGATCAAGGTGAGTATATACTTCAGTTATCACCAGAGGATCTTGATGAGCTAGGGTGGCACCCTAAGGACACTTTAGAGTGGACTATTGAAGGTGATACTGCAATTCTGTCTAAAGTAGAATCTTATCAAGATATATTGTTTTCAATAGAAGAACTTTATATGTCCTGCTGGGGTATTTGTGATGACTTAAAGTTATATAGTCAAGATGATTATTATATTAAAAGTTTAGCTGAAGTATATAATTTCAAATTTAAGAAACTTTGGGAAGTAATAGAAAAACTTTATAGAAAATAAAAATGAATAATAATAATAATAAAAATAAATTCTACTGTGTGCTAGATAAGCACAATAATTTGTATTGGTCTTATAATAAACTTGATGCTGTATATTGGCATATTAGGTATGACCATAAAAACCCAGCAAGATTCCTTGAGCTGGATAGACTACTTCATGATGTTAATAAGTTGGTGAATATTGACAGATGGGAAAATTCTTAAAACACACAAGTTGTCCTAAATGTGGTTCTAAAGATAATCTTGCCATTTATGCAGATGGTGGTTCTTTTTGTTTTACTCCTAATTGTAATTATTACAGTAAATTCACCCAAAATGTGGATAATATAACTATGGAAATGTCAGGCACTCCCGGCCCAATCAAGGACCGCCGGATTACTGAAGCTACCTGTAAAAAATATGGAGTAACAATAGAATATGACCCTAATGGAAATATTAGCAAGCACCA